GGCGGCGGCGGGGGAGAAGTGTCCCGCGCCGCCCGCGTGCCTGCGCTCGCGCTCGCAGGCGAAGGGATTTCGTTGGCGGGGAACGCGTAGCCGCCCAGGCTCGCTTCGCCGGCAGCGATCTTGTCGATCAGCAGCACGAACTCGGCCGGATCGTCCTGCATCTCGGGGATGGCGCGCGCCCAATCGCCAAAGGCTTCGATGTCCTGCGGGCCGCGAACGATGAAGAACGGGCCTTCGATTACGGGCACTGCGCTGGCTGCGGCGAGGACCGAACCGTCGGCTGGCCGATAGCCTTCCTTGATCGCGAGAATGGCGATGATGTGAGCTTGGTCCTCGACTTCCGCGACATGGCGGCCGTCGGCATCAGGCAGGAAATGGTAGATGGCCGAGCCCATGTCGACCTTGGTGCCCTTGGGGCGTCGGATGATGGATTCGATGAGCATGTCGCTCTCCTTCCGGCGGGGTGACGGGAAAGGGACGGCGGGCGCTGTGCAGAGCGCCCGCCGTGTGCCGCCTACTGCGTGTAGGTGACGATCAGGGTCAGCTTCTTGGCCGCGTTCGCGACCACCTGACCGCTGAATTTAAGGCCGATCCCGCGCGCCTGCTCGACCGGCGCGACATTGTAGGCGGCGGCCTTGTCCGGTGCCTGGACGGCATCGAGCGCCGTCGCGGCCGAGAACAGTTCCGTGCCCGCATCGCGGGCATCGTCGTCTGCGCCGAGTTCGCCGGTCATGATGCCGCCGCTTGCTGTAACGCCCGCGAAGTCGCCCTCGGGGATCAGCTTGTAATCCACGATATGGGCATATGCCGGAAGCACGCCCAGTTCGAGGATGGCGGCCGCAGCCAGCGCCGACGAGAAAGTGTGCCGGAACTTCGCCACATGAACAGCGCCAGCCGTTTGCGGCCGGGGCGTCGCCACGGTCCCGGAAGCGTGCCTGGAATGGATGATCGTTGCCATGTCGTCCGCTCCTTACTGGGCCGGGTTTCGTGCGTAGGTGTCGAGCGCCATGACGCCGAAATCCTTGCCGTTGAACCGGGTTTTCTTCACGCCGATGATGGTGCCCGCGACGACGGTTGGCTCGTTGCCATAGTCGTCCACTTCCTCCTTCCAGGTGAAGCGGAGCCCGCCGGCGGAGCCGTAGGCAACCACGCCCGCCTGGCGGCCCATGAACAGGGCGCGTGCGGCAGAGAGGTTCGCGCCAGCGCCATAGTCATTGAACCGGATTACCGATTCATGGCTATGGAGCACGACGTTGTTGACCATGCCGAGCCCGCCCTTGAAGATCGGCGAGTTCCTACCCTCAGCGGCGGAAGCGGCCTTCTGGATTTCCATCCAGCCGGCGGCCCCCACTTCGGTCCGCATGTTATACTCCTGGAAGGGAGACATGAGGATGACGTAGTGGCGCTCGCCGTTCAAATCGATCGGCAGCATGTTCGCCGTCTTGGGGTTGAGCGCGCGCATCATGCGCGCCCGGACCGATGCACGCTCGACAAGCTCACGCGTGAAGCCATCGTCCGAACTGATGGTCCCCTTCGAGGTGGCATCGCCGCCGAACAGAATATGCTCGGAGTCCGGCGACTGGATCGGATTACCGGCATGGCCGGTATAGTCCGCGTCCTCGATGAAATCCTCGTTGATGCCGCGTGCGCCCGACAGGTAGATGAAGTTGAGCTCGTCGATATACTGCGACCAGTAATCGGAGAGCCGGTCCTTCGCCACGTTGCGGAGATTGTGCGCGGTGCGCTTGCGCGTCATCCGGCCGCCGGCGGAAACGGGGTGACGAAGCTGGTCGATCGCAACCTCGTCCGTGTAGAATTTGAGGCTTTCTTCCTTGCCCTTGACGCGATTGTCGCCCGCCGTCGGCTTGCCGCGCAGCTGGACGGAAAGGTCGTAGCTGACGCGATCGCCCGCGTCGCTGTCCAGCTCAGTCTTGCGCTGGATGATGTTGTTTTCGCCTTCGCCGACGAATTTGCGTTGGAAGTAGCTCTTCTTCGCCGTGTCGATGAAGAGCTTGCCCGACCACTTCTTCTGCGCCTTGGCATCGCCGAAGGGGATGACAGTCTGTCCCATTGGTGCCCTCGTGGAGTTGAATCCCGCAGAGCACTCATGCGCATTGCCGACGCGGATTTTGCCCTATCCGCGCGACACTTGCAACATGTTCCTATGACGATGTCTTAGGGGGGATGCCAGGTAGGCCCGGCATCATCCTTATCTTGGTGGCAGGATCGACCTTGAACGCGATGCGCGCCAGCTGGCCGGACTTCTTCTCCAGCGTCAGGACGATCCCGTCACCTATGGCAACGCTCTCGCCTACACGCACATCGAGCCTGAGCATATGTCCCCGCTTTTCTGAGTGTTGTGAGCCGTGCTCTACGCCCGGCTCAAATAATCCTGCTGGTCCGCTTCCGAGAGCCGCCCCAGCTGGTCTTCATATTCGACGGTCTTGCCGGAGTTCAGCAGGGCATCGAGATAGGAGAATTTGCCATCATCTCCGACCTGAAGATCAGCCGCCGGCAGGTTATGCAGCGTTGGCGGCAGTTCGCGCTTGGTCGGCTTCGGCTTGGTGGCCTCTTTTCCGGCGGCAGGCTTGGCCTTCGGTTTGGACTCCGTCGTCTCGCTGATGCCCATTTCCTCCTTCCAGAGGGCGTGAGCCTTCTCCAGCTGCTTGCGATTGCTGAGGCTGCTGTTCGCCGGATCGGCGGTGACGCGGCGCACGACCGAATCGAACGACTGGAGGCGCGTGTCGTTCGCGCTGACATCCTTGTGCTTCGCCAGGAACTTGTTGACGTCGCCATACCAAGCCTTGGTGACGGCCTCGTCCTGCTCCTGTTGCCGCGCAAGCTTGCCCGTCAGTTCGCCCTTGTCGTCGTTCAGCTTGTCGAGGGCAGCGACATATTCCTTCGTCGTGATCTCGCCTTCGTCCAGCTGCTTTTCGAGGTCGGTCTTCTGCTTGGCGATCTCATCAAGCTTGGTCTGAACCTCGGTCGGATCGACGCGGTCGCCGCTCGGCCGGGGCGAGGATGCAGCGTCGTCGTCATCGCCGTCGTCCCGCCCCGCCGCATCGTCAGCTGCGTCGCCGGCGTCGTCCGCACCGTCTGCATCGCCGCTATCGTCGGCAGCGCCATCTTCCTCGTCGCCTTCGTCGTCGGCGCCGGCATCTTCCTCATCTTCGGCACCGTCGTCGCCGGCATCATCGGCCGCGTCGTCGCCTTCGTCGTCATCCTCCATGCCTGCACGCTCTTCATCCGTGAGCAGGCTCAGGTCTTCGTCGTTCACGTCATCGGGGTTCATCGTCGGTCCTTCGTCGTGCGTTAAGCGCCGGCCATCGGCGCGGGTGGTTGATCCATGCCGGGTTCGGCGGCGACCCCGGCCTGCTGCTGCTCAAGCTGCTGCTGTTGCGCCGCTTCCATCGCGGCCGCCTGATCGGCTTGCGCCTCGCCCTCGATGACGCCGGCGATGCGGGCATCCTCTTCCTGTTCCGACCGGGGCATGAAACCGGACTCGCGGAGGAGATCGTCGGCGATCGGCACGGCGACCGGGGCGGACAGCATCTGCAAGGCCGTCTCCAGTGCCGTTTTCACCGCGCCCATATTGCCGGCCGCGATGGCCGTCTGGGCCTTCTGCGCCTCGACGGCGAGGCGCTGCGCCTGCGCCGCCTTCTGCTGCGCGCTGGCCTGCTTGTCGGCGATCGTCGCGTCCGTGAGCGCGTCCTGCCGCTGCTGGGCCTCCTGCTGCGCTTGCTCGCGCGCAATTTCCTCAGGCGTGGGCTCTTCCGCGTCGGGGTCACGCATCCCTGTGATGCTGCGGATCCGTCGGACCAGCTCGTCGCGCTGGGGCACGTCCATGCCTTCGACGACGAGGTCGAGCATGACGAGCGCGACCTGGGGATTGACCGGTGCAAGCTGCGAGAGAAGGGCAAGCAGCTCCTCAGTCTGTGCCGCGCGCACCGACGCGCGCCAGTCCTGCTCGCTGATGACATAGTCCGCCTTGGTCGCGACGATGTCATTTTCGGGTAGACCATCGTTGACCGTCACATATTCGGGCGTGCCGCGCATGTTCGTGATGCGGAACGCCTTCTCCTCGGTCATGAACTGCTCGACCGTGGATAGCTGCTTCTCGCCCTGCACCTGGGCGGCGAAGCGCAGGTTGTCGAAGATGCCGGCCGTGGCCATAGCGCCTTGCTCCTGCCGACGGCCGATCGCGATGCCGGAAGAAGCATTGGTCTTGCGGCCGAGATTTTCGTCGGTCACGCCACTCTGCTGCTGGATCATGACGATCGACCGGCTCATCAGGTCGAGGTGTGCCGGCGCAAGCTCGCGGTCGGCGTCGATTTTCAGTTCGTGGCCTTTCTTCACCACAATGATCGCGTCTGGGCGCGCAACCTCTTCGGCGAACTCGTCAATGTCGGGAACCGCGCCTTCTTCCATCACCACCTTGTTGGAGGAGAGGATCGCCAGCGCTTTGGTCGCGCGCTTGTTGATGTCGCGCTGGATGCCCTTCATGCCACGGATCATGCCGTAGGGCATCCCGTCCCGGCCGCGCCGGTAACACCAGATGGGCGTGAACGGGTATCGGTTGTGCCGGTAAGGGCTCTCGCCGACATAGAGCAGGTCGTTTTCGGTCATGACCGCGACGTGCATCCGCATCATCACGCGATCGGTTAGCGTGGCGAGGCCCTCGTCCAGTTGGCGCTGGTGGGGCTCATAGCCTTGGTCGAACACCTCGCCGCGGAAGTCGCCGCCACGCATGGTCTTGACCTTCGTCGGCTTGCGAAACCACGCCTCGATCGCACGGAAGCGATCGCGATTGGTAGCCAGGTTATCGAGCGTGCCCTCCGCAATCGCGTCTTCAAGGCTGTCCATGGCCTCGTCGCCGAACAGCCAGTCAGTCCCGAACGCGCCCGCCTCGCGACATGCCTCCTGAAGATGCTTGCGACGCTCGGGGAACAGGGCCGCCCCGACGTCGTAATCCAGCCATTTGGACCGGAACACATAGCGCGCGTCGGACAGGTCATATTCGGTCGAGGCGCTGTCCCACAGCATGTTCCGCCAGTTCTCGTAGCGGGAGTAGATGGGCTCGCCGTCGTCCTCGTCCTGCACGCCGTCTTCCAGCCAGCCGACGCCGACCTTCACTGTGTCCTCGAATGCGCGCGACCGGTGGAAGGGCGAGCGGTTCACGTCCGACAGATACTTGAGAATCTGCGTCTTGCGCTCGGCCGGCTTGCCCTCCTGCTTGCGGCGCGGCAGTACCTTGAAATCGGTGCGGCTGCGCTTCTCGGTGCCGAGCACCCAGTTCACCGTCGTGGAGATGACGTTGTAGACGAGCGGTTCCTGCCCGCGATCCTTCAGCGTCGCGATGTCTTCCTGCGACCATTGCTCATTGTCGTAGAAGTCCTCGTCCTCGACCATCGCGGCGCGATTGATCGCCTGGCGCTCCAGCTCGCGCTGGTAGAAGCCGATCAGCTTGCGCTGGAGCTGGATGCCATGAGGGCTGTCGAGCGCCGACGTGCGGCGGTTCGGCTTGATCGGCAGCATGTTGTTGCTGTCGGGATAGAGCCGCTCTTCCGGCGTGGTCCTGCTGACCTTGCCGAACTCGATGCCTTTGGCCTGAATGGTGTCGTCAAACACGGTCGCGCACCTCTGTATGATGCTCCTTGCCGTCGCTGTCGCGCCG